TCTCGCGGGCCTTCGCCTTCGGGACCGCCGCCCTAACTGAGTCGCGGACCTTCGGAGCCCAGTGCGCGGCCGTCTTCTGATCGAGCGTCCAGCCGTGCCAGGATGGCGCTTTTGGGTTTGCCTTCGCGGCCTTCGCGACGTCGACAGGCTCGGGCGTCGCGTCGTCGGTCACGCCGTAGCCGAGCGCGGCCATGACATCGTCGATGTTCGCGAGGAGCTCCGCGCGCACCGCCGGGTTTCCCGGCAGCGTCTCCGGGTCCCACCAGGCGATGGTTTCCGCGCCGTCCACGTCGCCGTCGGGGTCGGAGCCGATTTGCCGGTCGAAGATGTCGAGATCGGCCTCGCGGGCGATCGTGTAGACGAACCCCTGGTAGATGCCGTCCGGGCTCGTCCACGTGCCGGTGAACTCGCCGTCGGGGAACCGCAGGCCCGTCTCTTCCTGCCACTCGCGCACTGCGGCCTGGCGGGGCGTTTCGCCCTGCTCTAGGTGACCGCCCGGCATTTCGAACTTGCCTGCCGCCGGGTCGGGCATGCCGCCTCCCGCGCCTCGTGCAGAATGATCGCCATGAGAACCAGCCGCGATGAAGCGCTCGCCGTCCCCGCCGAGGCCATCGCCTTCGCCGCCGCATGGTGGGCGGAGCGCCTCGGCGCCGCGCCCGCCCGCGAGCTCGACCCGCAGCCGGACCGGTACAGCGCGGAAGAGCGGGAGCGTTTCCGCGTCGCCCTTGAGACGGCCATCGGGAACCACCTGCGCGGCGAGGTGCCCGAACTGCACGGCCACCCGCAGAGAGCGGTCCGGTACAGCAACCATGAGAACGTCGTGTATTACGACTACGACCCGGACGACACCCTCTGCGCGGCCGCCGAGATCGCGGGGATCACCCTCGGCTGGCGGAGCATGCCGGGCAAGACCACGATGATCCTCGAAGAGTCCGAGATCCGCGTGTCCGACGGCTACGCGGCACCCTGGCTGCCCGTCTGGACGTCATCGCAGTCGAGCGTCGGCTGAGTCAATGGCAGACGACAGCGCGTACCCGGCATGGGTGGACGAGGACCGCGCCAGGGAACGGGAGTTCCGCGACCGCGAGCAGCGTCTGGGCCTGGTGACCTACCGCCTGCAGTGCGCGGCGATCGTCCGGGGCTGCATGAATTGGCTGGCATGGGAAGGCGAGCCGAACGTGGACGTCTACCAGCTTGACGAGCTCGTGTGGCCGGACCGGCGGACCGCCCGTTTCCTGCGGCTCAACGGCTGGTGCCTCGACCGCGGACACTGGCTCTGCGGCCACCACGACGGGTCGCCGCCTCAGGATGCGCCGCCGCCGTCTTCCCCGGGCTCTACGGCCCGCTGAAGCATGAGCACGCGGCCGGTGTCTGCGGCGAGGACCGCGAGCCCGGCGACGGCGACTTCCCCGGCTTCCTTGCGGACGGCGAGGCGGCCGGAGTCGTTCAGGTTGTGACCCCGGACCGGAGGCACCGCGCGGAACTCGAAGTCCCGCCACTCCCCATCCCGCCGGCGCGCCTTCGCGAACCGCCGGAACGCGGCCATCTCCTTCACGACCAGCGCCTCGTCCGGCTCACGCTCGGCGGCCATGCGCGCCTCGACGAGGGCGGCGACCTCCGGCGTGATCCTGCCGTGAGCAACCCCGTCGCGGTACGCCTGCCGGGCCTCGCCGACGGTCATGTACCGCTTGCTGACGCCGTCCGGCTCGTCATCGTCCTCGGCGGCGTTCGCGCCCTGGAGGTCGTAGGAGTACAGGCCCGTCGCCGTCGTGATGCCGGCCGTGGGCGCGCCTGCGCCGTCGCCCTCCTTGGCGACAGGGGCGGCGGCCGGCAGCGCGGGAGGCGCGGGGGCCGCAGGGGCGGCTGGCGCGACCGTCGGGTCCTGCGGGTTCGCCTCCGGCCCGTACCGCTGCACCGCGAGGCCGGGCTCCTTCGGCGGCGGGTTCGGGAGGACTCCCTCGACCGGGGCGAACGCCTTGTGGGGCAGCGGCGCGCCCGGCTCCGGGGCGGCGGACGCCGGGTCGACCGGGCCCGCCACGGCGAGCAGCGCCGACAGCGGGATCGGGCCGGCGCGCTCGGTGTAGAAGGCGCGGGGGACAGGCTGCGGGTCGGACAGGCCGAACCGCCACTCGCGGACCTCGGACGAGCTGACGGTGCCGTTCTTGACGTAGATGTCGTCGGTCTGCGCCTGGTTGAGCCGGTCGTCCTGCTCCTCGCCGAGATCGAACGAGAAGCGGAGCGGGAGCTGCAGGTCGTCCTGGAGGAAGGCGGTGAGGATGTCCTGGACGTGCATGGCCATCGGGAGGTCGCCGACGCGGTGCTGGACGTCCGCTTGACTCTCGCCTGACGACTTGTTTACGCTCTCGGTGAAGCCCAGGTCAGAGGGAACAATCGAATACGCCGAGCAGGTCTTGCGCATCAAGAACAGCGAGAACGCGTCGGTGAAGTCCTTCTCGTTCGTCCACGCGAGCTTCGAGCCGCTCGGTATCCAGCGGATCTGGTGCTTGCGGGACTGGTCGCCGAGCATGAACGCGTCCCAGTACTCCTGGAACTGCTCGATCTGGTCCGGCGACCAGGTGTCCGGCGATGACGCGAACCCGGCCGGAAGATTCCCCTGAGTGAAGCGCTCGAGAAAGTACAGTTGGAACCTTATGTCCGTATTTGCGTTAAGAAGGATGTCCTCGAGCGGCGCGGTGCCGTAGAGGCTGTCGTCCCGCGGGTCGTACGGCTCGTAGATCAGGTCGTCGAGGGTCAGCCAGTTCCACGGCAGGCCCTGCACGTACTGCACGTAGGCGGGCGCGGGGGCGTCCGGCGGGTTGCCCCAGTAATCCTGGAGGGGCGCGATCATCGTCCCGTCCAGGACGGAAAGCCCCACCGGCCGGCCGGCGCGGTTCCGCATCCTGTAGAGGGTGCCGGCGTCGTAGGACAGCACGCCCCGCAGGTACTTCGCCAGCCACGGCTTGAACAGCGTCTTGCCGTCCGGGCGCTTCAGGACCCGCTTGCCCTCGGCGACCTCGGCGGCTATGTCGCCTTCGTAGCCCTCGGCGCTGACCAGCTTGTAGTCGAGAGAACGGAGGCTGGCGATCCTGTGGCGGACGCAAATTCTTGCAACATCGTAGGAATTGAACAGGCCCTTGAGGGTGCTGAACGCGACGGCCTCGTGGATGCGCGGCCGCGCCGAGATGTTGGTGCCCGTGACGAAGTCATGCGTTCGGGGGGTGCGGCTGAACCCGTCGTACGGGCCGATCGGCTCGCCTGGCGAGAACGGCGACGTCGGCGTCATCTGGCTGCGCGCCTCGGCCGCCTCGATCGCCGGCGGAACCCCGGTGCCGAACCCCTTGGAGACGGTCGCGGGCGGGGCGTCGAGAACGGCGGCTCGGGAACGGACGCTCATGCGGTGCCCTCCCCGCGCGCCGCCGGGCGGCCGTGATCGGTGCCGTTCGCGGCCGTCAGCCCGCCGGAGGAGTCCAGCCGAGAGAGACGAGGGCGTCCCGGGTCGCGTCGGAGACCTGCACCCGGGCGCCGGGGCCGAGGAGAAGCCTCAGCGCCCCCTGGTCGACGAGGACGAGCGTGACGACGGGGATCCCGTCGGAGGCGGCGGACGCGGACCAGGAGGAGACCGAGGCGAGCGGATGCCCGTTCACCTTCACGGTCCCGGAAAACGGCCACTGGCCGTCCGTCTCGAAAACGGGCGGGGCCTCGGCGTCAGCCACGGCACCCCTCTCGGGTTGCGGGATGATGGTGCGCATGGGCTTCATGCAGCTGCTCGAGTGCAACGGGTGCGGGGCGCGCACCGAGCCGGAGGCGCCGATGCCCGCGGGCTGGCGGGTCTTCGACTTCAGGCCGGTCCTGAGCGAGCCGCGGCGGGAAGCCGGGCCGCTGGCCGCGTGCCCCTCATGCTGGGCGGGGAAGACGTGCGCGGAGGTACTCGGGGAGACGTGGGCGTTCCTCGCCGCGCGGGCGTTACCGAGACTGGCGGAACATCGCGGTACGGGCCGCCCGGAGTTGCGCGGCCGGGTCAAGCGGGGCGGCGGGGGCTTCTGGTTCTGGTTCCGGCTCGAGCTCCGCGACGACGGCCGCAGTCCTCGGCTCGGAGACTTCCCCGGCCGCCTCCCGCGCCGCGGCCTCGGCCTTGCGCTTCGCCCACGCAATCCACGCCGCCGCGCCGTTCCCGTCCAAGAACATCTCCGCGAGGGCCTGGGACGTGGTGTCTACCTGGTCATCGTGCGCCGCGTTCGGGAACCCGGCCGCTTCCTCGATCAGCTCCGAGGGGTCGAACAGGCCGACGCCCGCCGCGGGCAGCAGCACGTTCCCCGACTCGATGAACGGCGCGACCGCGGTAGCGCGGCCGTACTTGGAGTCCGTCGGGTTGACCGGCACAAGGCCGGGGACCTTGGACTTCAGCGAGTTGATAACCGCGGTTCCGTTGGCCTTGTCCTCGATCAACTTCCGGGACGCCTGCGGCCACTTGGCGATCAGCGCCAGCAGCGCCGTCACGGTGTCGGTGAACGACAGCCGCTTGCGGACCTGATCGACCAGGTATGCCATCGCGCCGCGCCGCGCCCAGACTTGCATGACCACGAAGTCGGACGACTTGGTGTCCTTGAACGCGCAGTCAACCGAGATCAGGATCTCGTCCGCGTCGTGGACGAGCCACGCTTCCGGCGTCGTCGGATGCTGGGACCACAGCGGCTCCTGGTAGCGGCGCCACCACTGCCGCTGCCAGACGTTCCCCGCGTCAGGCGACGGCCGGCCCTGGTAGAGGGCGGTGAAGACGCGGGATCCGACCGAGATCCTGATCTGCTCCCACTCGGAGGCCGTGCGCCCCCGGGCTGACTTCAGCCACTCTCCCGGCTTGCGGCCGAGCAGGTCAACCTGGCCTTCTTCGGGCTTATGGTCGGCGAGCGCCGGGATATTGATGACGCGCCAGCGGTGCCCGTCCTCGGCGGCGAGCATCCGGCCCGTGAGGTCATTTTCATGCCAGCGAGTGTTGATCAGGATCGCGGGCGCTCCGGGCGCGAGGCGGGGTGCGCCTACCGACCTCCACCAGTCCCACACGCGGTCGCGGTAGTAGACGCTGCCCGCCTGCTCGGCGTCGGCAAACGGGTCGTCGATGACGAGGCAGTTGTGGACGAGTATCTCGCCTGCAAAGAAGTTGCGGTTGCCTTCCACTTGGAGGTCGTAGACCGTGTGGCGCTCGCCGCGTATGCGGCGAACCACGGAAACGGCGTCGACTTCGACTTGTGGTGGATCATGTGGCAGGTCTTGCAGAGCGCGATCAGGTTCTGCGGCCTGTTGTCCGCCGGCGTCTCGTTGATGTGGTGCACGAGCAGCGAGCTTCTCTCGGCCGGGACCCCGTTGCGCTTGAATCTCGTCGGCGGCGGGCAGGTCTTGCACGCGGCGCAGACGCCGCCGTCCCGCTCGATGATCAGCGGGCGCATCTTGCGGAACCAGTCCGCGTAGCTGGTGCCGTCCACGAAGTGCGAGTTCCCGGGGCCGGTCATCCGGGCGGAGTGCGCGGAGTCGGCGCACTCGCGGGAGCAGTACCCCGTCCGGCCGGTCTTCGGCCGGAAGACCACGCCGCACGACGTGCACACCTGGTCCGGGAGCTTCCGGGTTACCGCCCCGTGCGTCGCCCGGCACTCGTCCGTGCAGTACCTGCGGCCGTTCCACGGCTGCGGCATCCTCGCGCCGCATCCCTGGCACGTGGCCTTCGTGAGCGTCGCCGCGATGCCGGCGCGGGTGCACGTCGGGGAGCAGTACGCGTTCCCGCCGCGTCTGCGCTTCTTCGCCAGCTCGTACCGCGGCATCTCGAATGAGGCGCCGCAGTGGGCGCAGTCCACGGACGCCGTGAAGAACCGCCGGCGGCACTCGTCGGAGCAGAACCGCGTGTCGGCGCGGTCCTCCTTGCGCGGCCTCGGCTCGCCGCATGTCACGCACGGCCTCTTGGCCGCGAACTGCGCGCTCTCGGTTGCCAGGAAGCACGCCTTGGAGCAGAACGAGCGCGTGAACCCGTTCCTGGCGGCCTTGTCGACCTCGCACCGCAGCCGCGTGTAGCCGCCGCCGCAGCCTTCGCAGGTGAGCGCCATCTTGGCCGACGCGTTCTGGCACGCTTTCGTGCAGTAGAGGGGCGTCCCCGGCTTGTTGTTCCGCAGGGCCGACCGGGGCCTGCTGAAGATCTCGCCGCAGCCGCCGCACAGGATCGGGACTCGCGTCGGCAGTGATGAGACGGTCTCCGGCGCGCAGGTCAGCGGCGGGAACGTAGCCGCGCCCGGCGGTGTAGACGCGGTGGTCGGGGGTGCAGCGGATGACGCGGCCGGCGGCGGTGCGGACCTCAACGATCTCTCTCCCGGGGATGACGCGGGCGGCCTCGACCTGCCGCCACTCCGCGCGCCTGCTGCCGTGGTTCCACGACAGGACCATGGGAAGCTCGGGCGCCTTCACGAGGTCGGCGACCCTTACCGTCCCTTCCGGGGTAAGTATATTCGAATCACCGGTCACGCAGTCCAGCGGACGGCCAGTCAGCCCTGATCCGATTCCGACGCAGACGACGCCGCCGCGGTGGCCGTCAAGCTGCCAGCGGCGCGCCGACCCGTAGTCCGAGGCGATCCGCAGCCCCAGGTCGAGGGTGCCCTCATCGCCGTTGTTCGTGGCGATCATGTTCCGGATATCGCGGCCGAAGCCCTCGGCCAGCGACTGGGCGTAGGAGGCGATGCCGATCCGGGTCTCCGGATCACGGGTCAGCTTCCACAGAGAGCCAACTCTGGTTACCCTCTGTGACTTCCCTTCCTGAGGTCCGATCGACACCGCTAGCCGCGCGCCGGGTGTCGTGTACGCCCAGACGAGCGCCTCGTCGATGATGTCCAGCGCCGGGGTCTGCACCGTCGCCGGGTCGACCGCGCGAGCGAGCTCGCCGGGCGTCGCCCACGTCCGCCGGGCCACCGCGGCGGACTCATCCTCGCGGCGCTTCCGCTCGGCGAGGTACCGGCGCAGTTCCTCGAGCCTGGCGGCCTTAACCTCGGCCAGGGTCAGCATCGGCGATCACAGGGCGGGGGCGGTCACCCGGGATGGGCGGCGGGGACGTCCATGGGAAGCTCGCCCATCTCCGCCTTCAGCACCCGCAGCTGCGCGTCGATCGCGTCAAGGGTGAGGTGCTCGAACCGCGTCGGGGCGTCCAGGCCGATCAGCTTCGCCTTCCGCTCCGCCCACCCGCGGATGCTGTTCCACGCCTCCACCGACGTCATCGGCTTGTCGTGGACGCGGGCGATCTTCATCAGGTCCGCGATCGCGTCGTCGATCAGGACGAGCTCCTCGGCCCGGTGCTCGTCGACCTGTGCGGCGGGAACCTGCGCGAGCGCCTCCTGGTACAGCTTCCAGGCCCGCTCCTTGCTGATGCCGAGCGCCCGGCCGATCTGGTCGAACGTCGCCCGGCGGCGGCGGAGGGCGACGACCTGGGCGCGCCGCTCGGCGGCGGTGACGCGCTGATCGGAGCCGGAGGTGTCAGCCACGGCGTTAACCTCCCCTGAGTGAAGTTAACCGGCCCGGCGAGGGTCAGGTGAAGGAGACGGGGACGGTGCCGCCGTCAGGGAGGACCCGGAGCGGAATGTCCTGCGTCAGTTCTTCGTAGCGGCGGGCGATGACGTCCACGTACGCGGGCTCGCACTCGACGATCGCAGCCGCGCGCTTGGTGCGGTGCGCGGCGATCAGCGTTGAGCCGGAGCCGCCGAACACGTCGAGAACCGTCTTCCGCTCGCCCTTCGGGTCGACTAGGTTCAGCGACCACTCGGCCAGGGCCGAGGGCTTCTGCGTGGGGTGCACGCGCCTGCCGCGCTCGGAGGCCCGGAGCATTCCGTTCCACATGTGCCGGAAGATCCGCACCGCGCCGGGGTGGTTCGTCCAGGCGAGCTCGGCGTCGGCGAAGTCGTTGCTGTCGTTCTGCTTGTCCCAGACCAGCCAGCAGGAGGCGTCGGGAAGCGCGACGGAGGCGGCGTAGTGATTCGCGCCCCACCAGACATGACGAGCAGCAGGGTAGGAACATGTCAGCAGCGCGAAGGCGTCGGCGGCTGTCGTAGTGCCCTCGTCGCCCGTGACGGGCGCGTAGGCGGGGGCCCCGATGCGGTTGCTGCCGTCGGCGCGCTCGTTCTTCTTCCCGCCGAACGCGCCGCCCCTGCTCGCGCCCCCGTCCTTCGGGACAGCCCGGATGCCGTAGGGCGGATCCGTGTAGACGATGCCGATATCCCCGAGTCCTGCGGTGACCCGCTTCAGGTCGTCGGGGTTCGTCGCGTCACCGCAGAGCAGGCGGTGAGGGCCGAGGTGCAGAAGGTCCCCATGTGCGGACAGCGGTTCCGCCGGCGGTTCCGGGGCGTCGTCCGGATCTCCGCCGCCCCCCATGGGTCCGGGGTCGTCTTCCTCGAGGAGGTCGGCGAGGTCGTCTTCGGTCCAGCCGGTTCCGTCGTAGTCGCCGTCGAGCGAGGACAGCAGTTCCGCGAGGGCGTCGCCGTCGTAGCGCTCGCCCGTCTCGGGGTCCGGCAGCTCGCCTAGTCGGTTGTCGGCGGCGTTGATGCGCCGGGCCTCGTCGTCAGAGCACTCGATCAGCTCGCATCGCGCGGTCTCGCGTCCCTCGGCCTCAAGGGCGGCGGCTGTGTGGTTGCCGGCGAGGATGACGAACTTGCCGTCATGGGAGCGGACGACGAGGGAGCGGTACTGGCCGTGGCGCTTGATGCTCTTGCGGATCTCGGCGACGTTGCCCCGCCGGGCGTTGCCGGGGAAGCGCTCGAGCTCGCTCAGCCTGATCTCGCGGGTGGCTACGAACGAAGCGGGCACGTCACCTCGATGCCTTCGCCTCGCGCCGTGCGATCGCCCGGATGAGCTTCCATGCGTGGAGCGCCGCCGACG